TCAGGCAGCGCTGAGAGAGGTAGAGTCATTGATGACTGCCGAGTTTGGCAGTCCTGAGGGTGACCGGCTTGATGTGCTAGCAACACTCATTGAGGCATACGAGGCAAAGCATTACCCTCTGGAGGCCGCAGACCCAATTGAGACTATCAAGTTCAAGATGGATCAGAAAGGACTCACCGCCAAAGATCTTGAGCCAATGATTGGGAAGACAAACCGAGTGTACGAAGTTCTCAATCGAGTTCGCCCTCTTACGCTACCAATGATTTGGCGGCTTCATAAGGGGCTAGGCATTCCGGCGGAAGCCCTGATCCAGCCGCCGCGCGGTGCGGCAATAGCATAACTCACCCGACCAGATTCCACCCGTCGATCGCCGCCTGCACCATCCTGTCGAAGTCTTTCGGCTTGGTGTACAGCAGTGCCGCGCCCTTTGCCCCGCAGGCGCAGGTTAGGCGCATCATGCGCGTGTCGCCGTGCTTGCTGTGCACGAAGATCGGCGTGTGACCGCATTTGCAGGGGCGGATGGCGGGCTTCATGCTGCCTCGATCATGCCAACGTCACAGCGGTGGCGCTCGACCTCGCCGTGGTCTTTGTGCATCACGATCAGGCGCATGTCGCGACCCGCCCGATAGCCCTGCCCTGCATGCCAAGCATCGCGCGCAGCAAGGGTGCGGAAATATTCGACCACGCCGCCGCGGTATTCCTTCACATCCTGGTGATGAACATGGCCGACGTAGACATATCGGTGTGCGGTGGCGCCCCAGTCGCCCGGCCGATCGGCAGCCATCACCGGGATCATATCCGGGCCTTTGATCGTGTCGCCATGCGTCGATCCGATCAGCACCTTACCGAAGCGGTAATACCACATGGTCGCCGGCGATAGATCGACCTCGATGCGCGGCTCATTGTGGAAATAGCAGGACAACATGAGCGACAGCGCATAGGACGAGTGGCCGTCATGATTACCGCGGTTAATGCGGACGACGACCTTCTGGTGCTTCTCGAGCAATCGGCGCGCGCAGTAGATCATCGCCATCAGGCCGACCCGCTGCACTTTCGACCAGCGTCCATCGACATCGAGCTGGTGGCCTGACTGGCTCTGGTTCTTCTGGTTATCGGCGTGGAACATATCGCCGAGGTTCAGCAGTAGAGCCGTGTGAGCGCGCGGAGCGCTGGCAACAAGGCGATCGACCGCGCCACAGGTCAGTGCCTCAGCTTTCTTGAGGTCGAAGTCCTCGCCGGCGTCCTGCCACCATGCGTGCATCCCGAAGTGGGGATCGCCCATGGGGTACACGCACATGAGGTCGCTGTCGGTGAACTTCGGCGGCTTGCAGATTGGAGCCAGTCCCCTTACATCCTCAGCCAAGGACAGCGCGAAGTCGCGCAGCATTTGTTCTTGCTGAGCCTGATCCGGGCTCTGCCGCTCCCAAGTGCGCTCGACTTCCCCACTCGGCCCGCGCTGCACCGTGACTTTGCCCATGTTGAAGCCGGGCGCCACGCCGCTTTCGAAATGACCTGGCGCGTACCCCTGCGCCGCAGCCGAGCGCTGCAGGCGTGCGATTGAATCCTGTACGGCGTTCTTGCTCTTGAGGCCAAGCGCCCGCGCGGCCTTTTGATAGCTGCCGTGCTCCAGATAGGCATCGAAGTGCTTCCTCTGCACTTCGTTTGCGAACTCGCGCAGCTTTGGGTCGATGATGGTCATGTGGTCCTTACGGTTGCTTGCTCGGAGCGTTCTGCGGCCATGCGGCACTCAGGGTTGCGGCATCGTTAGAATGGCCTTGAGCTGCCTGTCCCAGCTGTCGATATTCTCCTTCACACTTTGCAAGTAGGGCTGCGGCGGCGGAGGCGTAAGCACGGGCGGTTTCGGCGGAAGCGCTGGGCAGGCTGTTGCGGAGGGTGGCGATTGTGTTGCGCAGGCTGTCAGAAGAAGCAGCGGCAGCAGTCGCAGCGGTGCGGAGAGTTTTGGCATTTTCGGCCCCTTGGTTGATTGCGGCGTCGTACTTCTCGCGCCAGTCCTTTTCCTGCTTGTCGGCGGCGAGCTTGTCGGCGACCTTTTGCGCATCCCACCGAGCCTGTACTTCGGCCCGGCCAATGTCGCGCTCATGCTCAAGGAACTGGTGAGCGCCGTAGAAGGCGCCCGCGGCAAGCGAACCGATAACGATGATCTCCGCTCCCAGCTTGTACGGGCTCAGGGCGTCGAGGATGCTCATTTCACCGGGTCCGGAAACGCCATTTTGAGCGCCGCCGAGATGACGCCGCCCAAGCCGGCCGCCTGCCCCCAATCCAGACCGGCGCCGAACTTTGCGCCGCACAGAGCTACCAGAAAACCAATTCCTTGCCACGTTGACGCCTCCGAAAGGCGAGCGGCCATAAATTCGAGTGCGATGCGAAGGCGGCTGTTCATGCGAGTAATCCTCCTGAGTTGACATAGGCCGCGCGCAGGTCGGCCAGAGTGTTTTCATGCTGACCGTAGCCAGCGCCTGGGAGTGACGCCCAGCGACTGCGGCATAGGCTGACCGCTTCGTCAAAGCGCCCCGCCTCGATCGCGTCAAGCGCCCGGCATTCGCGGATCAGCTGGACGGCCCACTTGTCTTGCGATGCCGGACCAAAGTCGGGCAGGCTCAACTGCGCTTTGTAGTGCAGCCAGTAGCGGCCCATGAACTGATACCGGCCAGCGGCGTCGGAGTTCAGCGCAGCGCAGCGCAGCATCGGATGGGAGCCGTAGCTTTTGAAGAGGATCGGCTTTGCCGGTGTCGAGCCGACGCACACGTTGTAGCCGCGATCCGACAGTGCCAGGAGTCGCGGGCCCAGTTCGCTGTGCGCGATCATGTCCAGAAAGGCCTTAAGGTTCGGGCTCATCTCACCCCTTCGCAAAATGCTGAAACAGCCACGTCAGCGCCCCGCCAACGGTCGATGCCGCCCCGCCAACGAGCATCAATGTCTTCCACCCGCCGCGCGCCTCCGAGAGAGCAAGAAGCACCTGATCGAGCTTGGCGGTCAGTTGCTTGTTACTCTCTTGAAGGTCGTTCATTCCCTGCGTGAGGTGGGTTACCTGGGCCTGCAAGATGCCGATGTTGATGCGAGCCTCGGTTAGCTCTTGTTGCGTTGCGTCGGTCATGGATGGCCCATAAAAAAACCCGCCGTAGCGGGTTGGTTAAGAATTGTTTGGGCTTACGCGGCCATCAGCGCAAGCTTGGGGTAATTGCACTGCCTAAGGTCATTCGGCGTCACGCGGCGCTTTTCCTCCGGGTCGAGCAAGATCGTCCCGCCCGCCATCAGGAGCGCGAAATTGTGCTCGCTGCACCACCATTTGGAGTCGTCGGCCCAGTCGTCGGACATCAGGAACGGAATCCCGAGCGCCCCGGCGAAGTCGTAGCCATGCCCTGCCTGCGCCTCGCCGAACGCGATTGCTGCATCGAGATCGGGAACCCAGACTTCCATGTCCTGCCAACGCACGATGCCCTTCATGGCCTCGTCAAGCGACGTGGCGCGGCAGCCGTGCGTCATGCTGGCCTCGTAGACGCGGTCGCCGATGATGGCGATCGTGTGCGAGAACAGCTCGCGCGAGCCGGATCCGATCGCGATCAGGAGGCTGAGCGGATTACCTGGCCAGCGGGAAGTGAAGCGGATGGTGACGATACCTGGGCGCATGAGGGCTCCTTACTTGGTCGGCGGAAGGCCGAGTTGCGAACGGATGCTGGCGATGAAGTCATTCCACGCCGAGACTGCGGCAGACAGGTCGGCATCGGTGGCGGCAGTGCGCATCGCGGATTGGCTGGCAAAACGGGTCGCGCGCATCGCCAGCTTGGCACCGGCGAAGGCATCGGCCCGGGCAATGATGTCGTCCGCCGCCCATTGGCCGCTCCGCTCTTCGCCGGTCGGGTTGTGCAAGGCGTAGCAGGCCACCGAAGGCGGGACCGGATCGGCGTAACCTGCCACCTTGTACGAGCGCGCGTCGGTTTCCGCCTCCTTGTATTCCTCGGTGCGGTTGCCCACTGCATCCCATACGACGGCGTCGATGTCGGCGTAGGTCCTGGCGATGGCTGCGGCGATGCGGTCAGCGAGCGCGGTATCCACCCATACGATCGCCGTAGCACCTTCCGGCCAAGTCGGCTTGCATGTATCAGTCGGCGCGTCCCACGTGAACTCCGTCCCGAGGTATATGGCGACACCTTCGCAATGACGGATTTCTGGTGGACCTTCGTCCGGGTCCTCGATGCGGCAGATGCACCGGACGTCACCGTTATCCAGCACGTCAGCGTAGTAACGGGTAATCATCCGCCAGTCCCCCAGGTGATAGTTTTCGTAATGCTGATCGTGGCTGTTTTTCCAATGGAGTCAGTCGCCGTACAGTTGACGACGATTGTTGATGTCTGATTGGACGAGCCCAGCTTGCAACTCACGTTGACCGAATTTCCCGTGTAGACATCCAGCTTGAACTGGCCGGGACCATCCGAAACAGAAATAGACCACGCATAGCTGACCGTCCCGTTGGCGTTGTTCGCTGTAAGGGCAAAGCCGCCGAACGACGTGGTGCCGTTGGCGTAGCCCCCGCCGACCGAGTCAAACGTCTTGGATAGAGAAAAGGCGGTGCTCTGCTTGGAGTACGCAGTCTGGCCATTGGCGGCGTTTGATTCCACCGTGGATGCAGCGGTTGAACCGATGATGGCTGCCGCTGTCACCGTGCCACCAAACGATGCATTGCCCGTTGAGGCGTCTATTACAAACGTCGCCGTGCCGTCACTCTTGTAGCCAACGATGCCAGAAGCGTTGATGCCAACGCCGTAGCCGCCAGTGCGCACGCCGCTGCTGTTCCAGGTTAGCGAGCCGACAGCAAGGCCAGCGCCGCCAGATAGGACATTGGCAGCATTGGCGCGCAGGCGCTGGGCAAGGCCGGTGGTGGGGTCGTTGATGGCGGCGCTTGCGGCAACGCCTGCTGAGTTGTCCGTCTGCGGCCCGAACCGGATGTTGGTTAACTTGGCCCCATCCTCGGCGAACGAAGTATCCAGAAAGTACCGTTGACCCACCGGTACAGGCCGAACTCCTTTAACATCGCCGCCCTTGTACCATACAACGTTTGTCCCGTCATAGACCAGGGCAACTAAATCGCCCGGTGTCCACGTTCCGATTTGACCCAGACTGCTGCCGTTTGACCACATGTACAGCGCCCCGGAGTTCTCCGCATAGATGCTGTAGTCGATGTGGTCGTAGCTGTTGCTGGTTGTTAGATCGTCAGACTGGTTCAGGCCGAGCCACACGCTGCCAGCCCATACCCGAGCCGAGACAAACGCTCCTCCGGTGTATCCTTCAAGGCTGTACACGCTCTCAGTCCAAGGGGCGCCAGATATTTTAGTCGCCGAGTTGCCTTCGACCTTTATTCCCGACGATCCCACGAGCACCAGATCGGAACTGGCGTTGTTAGCTGGCGCGTTAGCCTGTCCTGCGATGTTCGACCACAAGGCGGTTTGCGCCGCGCTGTTAATTGCTGGGGTCAGGTCGCTGTTCAGCGTGCCCGGCGCTGCGTAATTCGGATTAAGCGCCGTACCGCCTGCAAGAATCACGTTCCCAGAGGCGTCCTTAATGCTTAATCCGCGAGTGTCTATCTTGCTTGAAACGACACTGCCCGCAACGATCAACGAGCCGTCGATCACGACGCCAGTTGCCGCCCATGTCGATCCGTCCCACTTCTTCTCCATCGTGAAGGTGGACCCGTTGGAGATCGTAACGACATCGCTGACAATCTTGCCGCCGGGGCAAGCTGCATCGGCAGCGGCGTCAGTCCATGCCGAACCGGCGGCGTAGAAGTGTCCCGGTCCTCGCGGACCCGTTGCGCCCGTGCCGCCAGTCGCACCCGTCGCGCCTTGCGGACCTTGTGCGCCAGCCTTCGACTTCGCCAGCGACAGCGCCTTCTGGATCGTCACACCCCCATAGACAGCTTGCAGCGTCGCCGTGGCAGTATCCGCGCTCATAGCTGACACCGAATACGCGCCCGCGCTGGTGATTGCCACTGTGCAGCCGGTTTGCGATGGCACCGAGTAGGTAACGGGGCCTGTCGTGCCGGTCTTGTCAGTGATGCCGTCAAAGACCTTGAACGTGCCGCTAGCAGGCGTGAAGCTCGCCACAGTACCCGCGCTATCCGCCGCAAGCGTGGTCGCCTCGTTGGTCAGGAATCCGCTAATCGCGTTCGCGCCATTGGCTCCATTGCTGCCACCTGTCAGTTGGACGAGCGTGATCTGGTCGGTATAGACAGTGCTGCTGATCGTCGCCTGCACACGATACGTGCGCGCGTCGGTGAAGTCGCCCGAAGCAGCCGTGTAGGTGGCGCCGGTCGCGCCTGCGATGTTGGTCCATGCGCTGCCAGTCCAATACTGCCACTGATAGGTCGCAGTGCCGCCGTACGGGGTTGCGGTCAGCGTGATCGATGTGGGCGCGAAGGATGCCGCCGACGTGGCGCGCGTGAACGCCTGTGCCGGGGTGGATACCACGACGTAGGCGGCAGATGCGCCAGCCGGACCGGTCGGGCCTTGGGCGCCATCAGCGCCTTTCGCCCCGTCCAGCACCTTGGAAATGGTGCACGGTGCCGAATACGTCTGCCCATTGACCGTGATGCTCGCCGTAACCGTTGCGCTTGATCCGGCCATGTTGGCATAGGCCAGATCCGCACTGGTTGCGGTGACGTTCGTCAGCGTGCCGCCGATGCAGGCGAAACTTATGGCGCCGGTCAGGTCGATCAGGCTTGCGGTGAATGTGATACTGGCTGGCGTGTTGGTGCCGTTGGTAGCGACGTGGAATGCGGGGGCGGAGGGGGTCAGCAGTATCTGCGCGGTTGGTAGATTGACCGTGCGCGACGGCGCACTCTGCAACGTGGTGTCGATGTAGTTGACGACGGTTGCCATTACACGCTTTCCACGTCGATCTTCGTGCCGTAGGTGATGGCAGCCTGCACTGCTACCTCCGAATCGCCCATGCGCTTGCCGTACACGGTATGCGCCCGCTCGAGCTCCAAATCTGGGTCGCCAGGGAATACGCTCAGAAAGATCGGATACGCGCGGCTGGCGCGCAGGATGTTCGCCATCTGCGTGCGGTCGCTCGCGGGCATGTACTCGAACTCGATAGGGACCTTCTTATGGATCGTGGATGCGTCGGTCATTAGGTCGCCGGCGTCAGTGCGGTAGTGGGTAGCTCCATCGACATAGGTCTCGGACAAAGACTTTGTGTTGTAGGTCGGCGACCAGTACGGGCCGCACACCAGCCGCGCCGCTTCGATGTAGCCTTGCACGTTATTCGCATCGGCGATCGTCACGACCATGCGCTTGACGCCGGCAGTTGGCGCGAACCAGATGCGCGCCATCGCGCCGCCACCGTATGCGTAGGCGCTTGCCGACTGCGCCGCCGTCCAGCCGCGCAAGGTGATCGCTGGCGCGGGGCATGCCAGGGCGCCAGGTTGAAGCGTGTTGGTGTCGAGCAGCAGCGTTCCGGCCGATACCGCATCGTAAAGCTGGACGCGAATCGTTGCGGTGGGCGAGAGATTGCAGAACGGGAGCGCGACACACGAGATGGTTTCAGCGACGGCCCATGTTCCAGTAATGCTCTCACTAATTTTCCCGGTTGCGCGCCATACGCTCGACTTCTTGTCGCTCTGGAGGCTGGTCACTGCCAGCAGGCCGGACGTGCTGGAAGCGGACAGCGTCGCCCGGTCGGCCGCGTTGTCCGAGATGATGCGAAGATTTGCCATGAATGCCCTTCGTGGTGCTACACCGTGATTTCGGCGATGGTGTGATAGGTGCCAAAGTTGACGGTCAGGCTAGTGACGAGACCCGGTTTTCCGGCCGTAAGCTGGAATCGATCGGCGAACAGGTTCCGCGCCTCGCCGAGCTGCACCAAGAGGCCGGCGGGCGTCAGCTCAACGCGATAGGTCGTATGCGGCACCTTCTTCAGGTTCTGGCGCCGCAACCCCTCGGTTTGTGCATCGGCCAGCGTGAGCAGGCACGTTGGCTCCATCGCCGGGTCCGCGTACAGGCTGTAAGCGGCCTGCGTCGCGGCATCCACTGGCGTCGTGTAGGTTTGCCACTGGAGCGCGAACATTTGTTTGTGCTCTGGCGGGATCGAGGTTTGGAGGTTCACTTCCGGCGTGTAGTTCTGGCAGAAGCCGATCTGCACTGCTGCTGCGACCGACGAACGAGCGACCGGAGTCAGAGTGCGCTGTACCTGCATCGAGCGCGGGATGTCGAGCGATGCGCTGGTGGGAATCGCGTACTGGATTAGTCGCAGTTTGCCGAGCATCGACGGTACGACTTGCGCGCCCTTGCTCGATGCGAGTTGCGCCATCGCGGCCAGAACGTTGGTGCGGTCAAGGATCGCCAGTCCGACCGACTGCGGATTGGCAGCATCGAACGCAGCTAGGTTTGCCGTATCCATGTCGGCCGTCGTCATGCGTGTGGACGCCTTGCCGTAGGAGGTGGCAAGCAGTTGCACCAAGCTGGCGATCGTGTTGCGGTAGATGCCGCCGGTCTTGTCGCCCTGGACGCTGCAGGTCAGTGCGCCAGGCCCCACGGCCGCATTGAACCCGAAACGCCCGTTCGCAGCATCGTCGGTCACGTCAGGGCTGCGCCTCTTACCATCTGTGCGCGGCTCGATCAGCCCTTCCGCCGGCCCGACGTGGTAGTGCCACTTGCCCGTAGCTGGCTCATACTTCGGCGTCATGTTCGGCACTTCGCCCAGCGCGACCGGGCACAGCACATCGTTTGACAGCTTTACCTCGCTGACCGGTGTATTCAGTCGCTGCAGTGCGTCGCGGAATTTCAGCGTGATCAGGTTGCGAGAGCCGCCCGGGGCGATATCCGCCACCTTGCCGACGAACTGCACGCGGAAGTCCGTCTCCGGCCAGCGCACATCCCCCACCAGGGCGAACGCATCTTGGTTGGCAAAGACATCATTGAACCAGCTATCGAACTCGCCGTTCACGTTATGCACATCTACATCGCCGGCCGACAGCTTCGCCTCGCTGTCCATCGAGATCGACTGGCTAATCTCCAGATCTTTCGCGATGGCTGCGACGTACGGCGTGCTGCTTGAGCCGATATACGGCTTGTTCGACAGGTAGCGGGTCGTCTGGGCCCCGCCGCTGACGCACCCGATCCGGTACAGCGTCACGCGCTGCGCGGTCGAATCATCGAGCCACGCAGTGTATTGCGCATCAGAGATTGTCATTCGAGGGCTACTTTCTGGATTCCGGAAACCGCGCGGCCGATGGCGCCGCCGATCCCGCTGACAATGGTGTTTGCCGCGTCCTGTTGCGACTGCGCGTTGCCGGTAATGCCGTCACCCGTCTGCTTCTGCTGGTCGGCACGCAGGCCTGCCAGTTCAGTTTTCAGGTCAACGATGGTCGCGGTCATTTCCTTCACTTGCGCCACCAGTACCGGCATACTGTCAGCGCCGCCATAGCTTGCCGGGTCGATCGGGCTGGTATTCTGCGCGATCGCGAGCAGGGTTGCGTTCGCGGTGTCGAGTGCGGCGTTTTGCGAGTTCAGCACGTCTAGCTGTGCCTGATTCACGTCCACCTGCCCGGCAGCCCACGCCGCCATTGCCTCGGCGTCCTTCTGACCCATCGCGAAATCGGCTTGGTACTGCGAATCGCCGCTGTTGATCTTCTGGGAGAAGGTCAGGAGCGCATTGAGAGCCGATGCATAGCCGCTTTGCGCTGCCGCATCGCCGCCCAATGCCGCTGCCTTGGTCTGCTCGTACTGGCGCCGCAGTTCGGCATACTGCTCTTCCGGCGCAAGCGGTGACAGCGAACCGACCAACAGACTGTCATGCAACGACCTGGTCGAGTCGCGGAACGAGGCCATCTTGCCGATCAGATCCGACAGGCTGCTCTTTGCGGCATCCTGCGCGTCCTTCGCCTTCTGGGCCGCCTGCACCTGGTCGAACAGCGCGCGGTTTGATGCATCAAGCGCATTGCGCTGCTTAGCCAGCAACTGGGCCGGCGACATGGTTAGCTGGTCAAGCTGATCCTGCAGGTCCTTGCGCTGGCTGGCAGCAGCATCCGTGACATCAAAGAACGCCTGCTGCAAATCCATCAGCGTGGCATAGGTTTTTGCCCCGGCCGCAGTGGATGCATCGAGCCCAAGAACAAAATTCTTGAACATCGCTTGGGCATTCGCGCCTTCGGTTGACAGTCCATACTGCGCCAGCACCGGGCTCAGCTTCGCTTTTGTTGCGTCGCGCTGCTCAGCCTCCGAATAGAAGTTCTGCATGAACGACTTGGCCGAGGAAGCGAACTTATCCAGCCCGCCAGCAGCTTCGACCAGGCGCTCCTTCGCCTCCAGCGACATCTCGGTACGCTGCATAAGCAGTTGGTTGATGCCCGGGACAAACATCGTAGACAGGGTTTTCGTGGACTTGCCCATGGAGGCAAACACACTATCCACCCCCTGAACATCGGAGGCGACTCGCACCAGCGTCTCGCCCAGCCCCTCGCCCATCTTCTGGAATTGCTGGATGGATGGAAAGATCTGTGTCGTCACCTTGTCGAAGGCGACGCTGATGCCCGCATTCAGGGCATCGGTCAGATCCTGCCCGGTAAGACCGCGGAGGCTAACCCCGAAGTCAACGCTGATGTTGTTGATCGCACTGGTCAGCGACATGCTGTCTTTGCCCAGCTTGGCGCCAGCATCGACAAGCAGGTTGCCCATGTTGTCGAAGATCAGCGCGAAAGGCTTCATTGCTTCAGCCGATAGCGCCTTGTAGTTCGTGTCGGTACGCGTCCAGCCGCTGCGGAACATGCCGCCGTCGCTGGTGGTGTACACGTCCTCGTACTGGCGGCCAACCCCTCCGCCACTACGCAACTGGCCAAAGGTGCCAGAGAACTGCACGCCACTGTCCGTGATGTCCTTGGTATGGGACGCGCCGATGAACGAGTTATCTGATGACGCCACGGTGCCAAACGCGCTGCCACCAGTGATGCCAGCCGTCTGCGAGATGCCCTTCGCTGCCCCGCCCAGGGCCGACGCGATGTTTTGCAGCGCGGTCAGCATGGAGTTCTGATAGCCGAGCTCCAGGTCCGAGTTCTTCTGCATGATCTCGAGCGAGTGAGCCATCGATGCCGATTTAGCAGTGGGATCGCCAAGCACCGTTCCCGTTCCTTGTACTTTTTGGCGTTCTTCGGCGGAGTTCGGGTTGACCGCAGTCGCTCCGCCACCAATGCCACCGACCATTGCCACGCCCAATGCGGCGACGGCCGCCAAGGTCACAGCGCCGGCAGCCAAGTTAAGCGGGAACGGCAAGGAGGCGATCGCCTTGACCACAGCAGTCACGCCCCAAGCGCTTGCCTGGGTGCCCGCATTGGCGACGCTTGCCGCAGTCGCCCCGGTCTCCACGGCAGTTTGTGTGGCTTTCGATGCGACGAACAGCCCGGTATATCCGGAAATCAAGCCACTTTTGACAACCATGTTGTCAACTGCCATTGCCATCTCATAGGCACGGAACGTTTTTTCCGCTCCTTCCATGACCTTGTAACCGGTAGTGCTCTCCTTGAAGAACCCTTTTGCGGCACCGGCCATATCGCCATAAGATTTGATCTGCGCTTGGGCGGATGCCTGGGCCGCCATCATGTTGGCTTGCGCGATTTTCGCCGGATCGCCGTGAGCATCCTTGGTTGTCGCAGCCAACTGCGCCGCAATCGCAGCCTGGGCCTTGCCATACCCACTCAGCGCAGTGGTCAGGCCGCCGATCGCAGAGCCGACCCTTCCAAACGAGTCGGTCATGCCCTGCGCTGCGGACCGAGTTGCCTCATCCAGCGCTGACATAATGTCCAACAGCGCAGTCGCTTGGGTAAGGTCAACATTTGCAGTTACCCCCTTCAAGCGATTGGCATACCAAGTGTCGTACTCCTTTTGTAGAATCTTCTGAGCTTCCGTTCCTTCACCGGCGATCCGAATTCGCTCACGCCAAACGTCGGCGTCAATATTCAGGAGCGCTTTCTCGCGAGCGCGAGGATCTGGAATCGACTCGGCTGCGAACTTTTTATTCTCGTCAGCCAGTTGGGCGGCGTACTGCAGCGCCTTGCCCTGCCCCATCGTGGCCTGCTCAACCAGGATACGAGCATCCCGCTCAGCATTTAGCTGGGCAATGATCTGCTCCGAGATCGGCATATTCTTCTCGCGCAGGTCATCGATCTTCTTCTGCATGTCGGCTTCGGCCTTCACTGCAACCAGCGCGATCTCGCGCGCATCGGCGGACTTGCCATACATCGAGTACTCAACGCCAAGCGCGGCGGCGGCATCGTTTCTGGCTTGCGTGCTGGCGACGATGAATTTGGTGATGTCGCGCTGCGCCTCCTGCGCCTTCAACAGCTTCTCGGTCGCGGCCTGCTCGTCTAGCGCAGTGCGGACCGCAGCCAAATGCGCCGCCGTGAGTTTCAGTTTGCCGGACGCAAGCTCCTGATCGACCTTGATACGGGCCTTCTCGCTTTCCGTGGCCTGCTGCCCGACTTCAAGTTCAAGCCGGTTTTCATCAGTCTTGCTGCGGATCGCAGCGATGAGTGTTGCGTAGGCCTGAGCCTCTTTCTTGATTTCAGTATCTGCGTTTGCGTCGAACGCGAGGTCTTTCTTTGCGCCTTTCGCCGCCGCCGCCAAGCCACTCACGCCCTTTGCCGCCGCATCTGTGGCCAGTTCGTAGCCCACTAGTTCAACGATGTTTTGATCGATCGTGGCCAGGGCTGCCTTATGCGCTGCCGTCACGCCCGCAGTCCGCTGCTCGAAGGTTTGCTGCGAGCCCGCTGCTTTGCGCAGGCCGTCGGCATAAGCCTCGACCTGCTTTGCAGTATCGCCAGCACCAACGAATGAAAGTCCTTTTGCAACGCTACCCAGATAATCCGCAAACGATGCCTTCATTGCGCCTACCGTCTTATCCCAGGCGAACTTAATCCCCTCCCAGGCCATTTCGGCGCCGTATTTGACGTTTTCCCAGCCGGTCAATAGGGCGCCGACGAATGCCAGTCCGGCTATGCGGACTTCGACAAAGGAATCGCGCAAGTAAGTCCCGATTTCCCAGCCGGCGAAAGCAGCGAATAAGGTTCTTGCTGCAACCTTAAGTACCCCCAACGAGCCGGCTGCCATCTCAGCGGAAACCGAAACGCCGCCCAAGCTGGTGCCAAAGAGGGTGGCGACGGTCGCGCCGCTAGCCATTTCCATGCGGGCAAGTGCGAGCTGGACCTGGAGTGTGCCAATTGCAGTCGCAACCGCAGCAAAGACAGTTGGCGCCAGAACAAAGGAGGCGTAATAGGCGGCCCATACCTTTGCAGCGGGAGCTACCGCGCCGGTCAGCTTGGTAATGCCATCGATTACCCCGCGCGTCCAGCGTTCGATACTGCCATCCTCTGACAGCCTCTTGACTGCGGCATTCAACCCATTAGCCGAGCCGGCCGCCTTTAGAAATGCCTCGCTCGCGTCCGTTAGCGCCGGGAGCATCCCCATGGCCAGATCCTTCTTCCACTGCTCACTGGCCTTTTTAATCTTTGTGAGGTTGTCACTGAAATCATCAGCCATTGCGGCTTGCGCTGCCTTGGCCTTGACCTGTTGTTCGGTCAGCTTGGCAGTGACGGCGTCCGATTCATCTGCGAGGTCTTTTAGGAATGGGAGCATCTTCGCCCCCTCCCGCCCAAAGAACGTCATTGCAACTGCGGATTTCCCTGCCCCGTCCCGAAAATGATCGAGCGCCTTGGCGATCGTGAGCATCTGCTGGTCGGGCGACATCGACTTGAGCTTATCGAAGTCAAGCCCGATCGATTGCACTGCCTGCCCTATGCCCTTGCTATCTTCATTGGCGACCGCCATCCCTTTGGCGAACTTGTTCATTGCGCCGGCAATGTCGGTAATTGTTGTGTCGGTGGTGGCTGCAACAGAGCGGAACGCCATGAGCGATGCGACTGACGCCCCGGTCTGGATCGACATGTCGTGCAGGCCGGCGGCGGCGTCGATCGAGCCTTTAATCATGTTTGCGAAGGCGTTCGCAGACATTGCGACGCCCAGGGCGCCGAGCGCCTTCTTCGCCAGGTCAACGGCGCCGCTGATGCTCCCCATCGTGTCGCCAACCACGCGACGAGCGTCGTCCATATCCTTGCGAAGGCGCGCGATGTCGGCGTAAAGTTGAATTTCAAGGCTGCCAGCGATCATTCGTACGCCCAATAAAAAAGCCGCCCGAAGGCGGCTGATGCAGATGGATTCGCCAGCGACTAACACTGACGTATGGCGGTGCTCGGTCCGAAGCTACCGTTTCGTTTTTCGCCCCAGAAGGTTTCGCTCGAGCTCCGCGACGATGTACCACATGGCTCCGACTCCTATTACCCACTTTGCCGGCCCCAAGGCAGAAACGAAGGCATCTCGACCAGTATTGGCTGCCAGCCCTAGCCACGCGAGTCCGCCAAAAAATAGCGCGCCGCCTAGCGCTCGACTGCGCGCCAGCACGGAACGCTTTACCAAAAGCTCGCGCTCCATTGGCTTCACTGACGGTGATGGCACTCCGCAGCCGGGGCACGTGGCGGCCTCGGTCGAGATCGCTCGCCCACACTCAATGCAATTTGTCAGTGCCATATCGCCTCCCTGTTATGTTAATAAGGAGATATTACACCAGTGAAACATAAATTGAATAACCAAGATCAAGTCTGTGTCTTGTTCGACAATTCCATAGCGATCCGATCAAAGATATGCAACACGTCCAGCTCCCATTCCGTGAATCGGACGCGATACAAGCTTTCGTACGCCTGTATTCCTTGCAGGGTGATCGGCCCGAGCCCACCCATTGACGGCTGACGGTCGAGGCGCTGGAAAGCCTCCCATAACGGGCGGCCCAACTTGGGCCATGCGATATTGAGCCGCGGATCGACCTCACCCGTGTTTTTTGCCAGTCGCTGCAAATGGGTGCGCAAGCTCGCGCCGTCACCTTGCCGCGCCGATAGCTCGAACTCGGCGCGGCAGCACTCCGCTAGGCTTTGGCGGAGTCTTTGATAAAAAGCTCGGTCTTATTCACGCCGGCTCGCACCTGGGCGCGCACCCACTGCTTCTTCGGATCAGACAGCAGCGCGCGGACGTTGGCTGGCGTGCACTCGACAGGCTGGCCGCCGCGGGTGACGTTCCAACCCAGGCACGACGCAACCAGATAATCGAGCTCGTCCTCCAGATCCTCCAGCGGATCGGACGATGGCATTTTTCCGGTGGCGGCGAATTCGGCGCGCAGTCGGCGGGTGCGGTCGAGATCGATGCGCTTGCGCGACTCGTGCTCAGGGCTCGCCAGTTCGATATAGGTGCTCGTGCGCGCCTGAGTTTTTGGATCGAGCAAGGTCAGGCGACCAGTCGGCATGTCGTCGTAGGCGTCGATATCAAGGGCGACGACGAGTTTGTTCAGCAGTTCGCTTGGTTGTGCGTTGTTCATTTTGTTTCCTTCGCGGGATGGTGGGGAAAAATTGCCCGTGCCAGCCGCCGCTCCCCGCGACAGGAGAGACAGCAGCCGGCCGGTGCTGGTGTTGACCGCTTACGCGGCCGAGTCTTGAATGGCGATCGTGGTGAGATCGCTGGCTGCCGCAGCGCCGCCGGCGTTGTTCAGCAGAGCCTGGAACGGGATGGTCTGAATCAGGATCTTCTCGCCGTCGTCCTTGCTGGCGCCGTTGACCTTCAGCCGGTTCATGGCAAAGGCGACGAAGTCCGAGCTGGCGGTGTTATCGGCAGTGAATGCCAGGTAGGCGGAAGTTTCGGTTTCGCTCCAGAAGGCATCCCGCAGCGCGGTCGAGTCAAACTTCGCCGTGATCTGCCCGGTCACGATGACGCGGCCGGTAGCAACCTGGTCAGCGACGTTCGAGCCAATGCCAGGCTCACTCGACTGGGCGCACGAGATTTCGATACTGGCGCTGGTGATGGTGCCGCCGGTCGCGTTGCCGACCTTAACGACACCATTCACGGCCGCCATCGTGCCGGTGACGGTGACGGGAGTCGGGCTGGTGAAGTATTGCGACGCAGTGCCCGAGACATCTTTGCCAGTGAACTCCACGGCGACCGTTGCCATACCAGTAGCGGGCAACGTGAAGCTGATTTTGGATACTTTGCAGCCGGTGTAGACCTCGCTCGCAGGAACGTCCGGATACCAGTGTTCGATCGAGAAAGACTTGTCCGTGTGACCGGTCTGCGGCACGAGCGTCTTTTTACCAATCACGGAGACCGTTGCGCTGGCAATAGGGCCCTCCGCGACCAGCGCCGAGCCGTTCAGGACAACGCCGGTTAAGACCAGAGCGGTAACGCCGGTTACCTGAATGTTTTTCCCCGAGTTAGCGGCATTAAAAGTACCGGCAGTCAGGCGCACCACATCGCCAATCTTGACGCCATCGGTCAAGAATGACCCTGCCGCACGCGTAATCGTCCATGCACCAGCAACGCCCCCGATCGTGATCGATGCCCCGGTTACCTGCACGCCAGCGACGAAGTCCTTCTTCAGGGCCGCAGCGATGAAATCAGCGTACGTCTTGGCTGACAGTTCGCCACTGATCGAGCCGCCGACCTTGCGCAGGCCATGGCGGAAGTCCGACACCTGAAAGTCGGGTCGAATCTCGTTGCTTTGATAGGTGTCCTTCGTGAGGTCCAGGCTGGACGTAACGCGACGCATCGCCTGCGCGGCACTCGCCGCTGGCGCGGTCCCGTACTGGGTTTCTGCCTTGTACGTTACCTGTTTAAAAACTCCGCTTGCGGTTCCCATATTTCTCCTTCGGGCATAAAAAAAGCCCGCAAGCGGATGCTGTGCGGGCTGGTTGGTGAGGTGTTACCGGTTAATTCTGTTCTTGGTACGTTACTTTGAAGTCGATGCTTTGGAAGTGCATGCCGGTGTCGTCCTCGATGTCTGGCCCGACCGTGTCGCGCGTGATACTCACCACATCGACCATGGCGATCTGCCCGCGCTGGAAGTTACAAGCGCGCCGGATAACGTCAAGCATCGACTTGATGCTCGGGTAATCCTTGGCCATGGCAGTGACCTGCACACGGCTCGTTACCAGAGAAAACTCGGCTTGTGCGTCGAAAGCGCCAACCTGGACATTGCTCACCTCAGTGATCCCGATGGCTGGCGGCAGAGCGCCTTGCGGCACTACGCCGGCGTACACCCGATCAGAGACGATGGCGGCAACCTGCGGACTTGCGATCAGTAGTGCACGAATAACTTTGACAGCGCTCATTCGACCTCCGGCGCTGGGGCGTTAATGCCCTCCTTGGTCAGGCGGGCGCGTATTTGCGCAACAATCGCCTCTATCGCACTGCCCGAGGATGCGTCCAGGGCTGGGCGCATGAACGGTTTTGGATTCGCGCCAGGGTGCATCTTTCCTGTTTCGCTGGTGATGACCAGCCGTTTGGCAAAACCACTCGATGCGACCTTGTTCGGCACAAGCATCATTGCCTTTGTCTTTTCCGACCTGACGTAGTGCGGCTTGGTGCCAAATTCCACGAAACGAGCGTAATAGGCGTCGTTGTAGGTAATTTTTACGCTGCCATCAGGTCGGCTCTCTACGGTTTTGTAGGGGCCTCCAGTGCCTCCAGCCTTGATCGACGCCGTCACCCGCCCGCGCTTGTAGCGAACGCTGACGCGGATCGACTTGTACAGCATCCCGGTTTTGACTGGGACTAATGCCTTGGCCTCGGTTCGAATGACATTCGCGCCTTGACGAAGCGCGGAACGAAGAATGTTCTTTTCCACCTTCACCGGCAGGCTTTGCAGGAAAGCGTCCAACTCCTTGCCGCCCTTGATTGCCTCGTCAGCCATGCGAATACCCCTCGAGCATGAATTCGACATGAATCCGGTCGTCCATCAAGGACGGTCCGTCGATGATCTGCATGACGCGATCGCCGCGGCTATGGAGCGTCACCCGCATTTCAGACGTGATTGCAGCGTTTTTGCGCATCCGCAGGCGGGTTCGCTGGATGCCAGTCCGCAAGCCATTGGCTGTCGACTCGGCGGGGCGCGATGGCAGCACATCCTGCAGGTTGGCCCAGTAGCGGCTGGCAACAACCTCCCATACTTCGATTTCGGTCCCGTATTCCGGATCGCGCGCAGCGGTTTTGCGCTCGATCGTGACCTTTTCATTGCACTGGAATCGGATCATGCATACACCTTCAGCGACCAAAGCATCCGGTCCAGATACGGGGCCTCGACTCCTGCATACTTCTCCGCCACCTTCCCCAGGATGTACGCCTTGAACTCATCCGGCGTCGTCGTGTGGTCCGGGCCATAGCCGCACAGTGCATCGACGCGCACGGCGTTGATCCGCGCTTGCGTGGCAGGCCATGCCTTGCCCGGCGCCGGGACGACGTAGCAGATTGAGCCCTCGTTATCCAGTTCGTAATCCGCCGGGTCGAGCGTCTGCCACTGCCCATCCGGGTCGCAGTACTGGACGACGACCGAGCGAACTGGCGATACCGGGAGCTGGATCGCCTCCGGGAAGGCGTCAAGCGATACCCGGTGCGTCTGGTCGATGATCGCGCGGCCGGTGCAGTGCTCCGCTTCCCGCGTGAACGCGCGCACGTCGATTTCAAGTTGCGCGTCGAGGTCGGTACCGTCCAGCCTTGCCGCGGTGCGGGCGTCGTCGAGCGACACGGCCATCTGTACCGGCTTGCTGATGATCGTCATCGGGCATTCCTTTGTGTTGCTGCGGGGCGCGAACCGCCGACTTGAGCGGGGCGCGATTGTTGTTCGATGCGATGCGGGGTGTAGCCGGGGCCGGAGGGGGCTTGTGCAAACTGATTGCCGCCGCGCGCCGCTGGCGATCCGACCCGACCAAAAGCTGCGACGCCGAGCGGCCGCGCATCGCCATGAATGATGATCGTGCCAGCCGCGATCACGTCGCCAATCGTGGCGAACGCCGATACGCCGGCAGGCGTCGCACTCGCGCCGGCCGATACTGTTGCGGCGCCTACCTGAGCCGATGCACCGACGCCGGCAGGCATCGCAGTGCCGGGCGCCGAGGTCGTAGCAGCGACCTGCCCCGGCCCGGCTACAGCGGCAGTTGCAGCGACGCCAACAACAGCGATCGTTGCATTGCCGGATGCTGACGGCGCTCCGACTACTGCCGATGCATAAACGCCGACCGGGGCGGCAAATCCTGCGCCCGTGCTCGACGCTGTTGCAAAGCCTACCGAGGCTGTTGCCGATACCCCGGATGGAGAAACGGTGGCAGCGCCTGAGCCCGATAGCGTGCCGACCGCTGTACTTGCGCCGACACCAGTCGGTACAGCAGACGCTGTGCCATTGGCAGCCGCCGCACCGACAGATGCGGTTGCGTTGACGCCGTTTGCCAAGACGGCCGCGCCACCAGAGGCGGGGGCCGATCCAGTTAGGCCAGTAGCCGCGATGCCAACTGGCGCAGCTGCAGCGCCGCCCGATGCGGTTGCGCTGCCAACTGAACCCGCCGCCGACACACCTACGGGCGCTGCGTTTGCGCTGGACCCTGCTTGCGCTGTAGCCGCCCCGACGAGCGCACTAGCTGCGACGCCGGATGGTGTTGCTGCTGCCGAGCCTGATGCGACTGCCGCGCCCGCAGATCCTGATGCGCTAACGCCACTCGGGGTTGCTGCCACGTCGGCCGAGGCCGCCGCCGCAACCTCGTAATCCTCTTCCGGTGCTTCGAACACCTGCCACGGATTGGCCGACAGCGAGGTAATCTCGTTGGCGGACAGTTTGCGATTCCAGGTGCACGCCAGCAGGACAGTGAACGGGGCCTGTTTCAAGCTGCCGGAAATAAGCAGGCCGGTACCAATGGTCGAATTGTCGACCGGCTGATTATTCGCGTCCGTTACCGAGGTAATCTGTTTGCCGTTTAGGAACAGCTCGCACAGCCCGTTGCGCTGGAACGTGGAAATCGCGCAGCCGACCATACCTTTTGACAACACGTTCTGCACGTCGGGCGTGCGCGTGACGGAGTAATTCGCCTGACGCCACGTCGCGCGCAATCCCTTAACGGACGAGTAAGGGGGAATAGAAATGGAACAACCGTAATCTTCCAGGCCCCCGACGCCGCCCTGCAGCGCCATGAAGTGACTAACATCGTCGGCCGCGCCCACATCGCCCGGCACCACGAAAAACGTCATGATCGTGGCTTGGTCGGTGACGCCGAAATCTTCGGCCGCAGTGGTCGTAGAGGTCCACCCTACGTTTGTACCGGCTGCCGACCAGCCTAGGCCGCGCGTGTTGGCGCTGGCGGCAGGCAGAACGCCGCCCGCCTGCCACGCAGCAGGCGTCAGAATTCGGCCGTTGACCAGGTTGAGATACCCGGCGCCGGCATTGACCGCGATTTTCAACCCACGCGCAAGCGGGCTTTTCCCGCCAATGCGGGACGGCCGCTGCGGCTGATACCGCATCCCGGCCATGTTACAGCCCCGTTACGGCTTGTAAGGTAGCGTCCACCGTCACCGCGTTGGTCGTGTTGCCGTATGCGATGCCGCGCACGTACATAACGCCACGGTCAAGCAGGATCGACCCGGTAATGACGCTCGATGCGACGGTATCTCCCGCAACGGTCATGTAGTCGTACCAGTTGAATCCGTCGTGCGATACCTGAAACGTGAGGACGCACGGAGCACCCGGGGCGCTTGCGCCGTTGGTGATCTTGTACGTCAGTTCGCCGCCGTAATAAGTGCGGCAGTCAACCGCCGCTCCTGTCGCGCCAGGTGAAGCCTTTGTCGAGCCTGCAGTCGAGGAGGCGGCGATGAGAACCGCTACTGCTGTTTTAGCGATTGCCATTTATTTCTCCGTTCCGTCAGGGTGATACATGGCCTCAGCCACCTGCTCTTGCGTGACGATCAGCGGGCGCAGCGCCAGCGCCTTAAGCTGGGCACCTTGCGCCGAGGTCAGCACACCTGCCGCGACGAGCTGGTCGACCATGCCTTGCGCATACGGATCGCCGATGTCGAGCCCGGCCTCTTGCCCGAGAAATTGCAGCGCCCAGCCGACAGCCGGATTGGATTCGGCGGCCTTGAGAGCCGACAGGATGGCAATGCCGTCGACGCATCCGGCCATGACAGCGCGGGCCGTTACGAACCGTTGCCCGATCTCGGTGGCGCCCTCGGCGTTCAAGGCGGCAGCCAAGGCAGTGATATCCCGCGCGGCCCGCATGTCGTCCAGGTCGCGGCGCGCGAGGATGCGTTCGCGAATCGTCATGACTTAGGCGATCCGAATCACCGCAGTAGCGGCGGCAGGTGCTGGCAGCGTGACGGAGAACGTGCCATTGGTGGAAGTGATATCGGCGCCGAAGTCGAGAATCGCGCGCGCCTTGTTGGCGTTGGTCGCGTCATAGATCATCGCGCCGCGTGCGGTAAGCGTCGAGTTTGCCCACGAAGGATCGGCGAAGTCGAGGATCGCAGTCGTCGTATCGATGCTAGCCGCATAACCGGTCAGCGCTACGCCGCCAGCGGTATAGCCGGTGCCCGACACTTCGCCGGTCGCTGTGTAGACAGTCGTGGCAGCGCCAAGCGCGGCCGCACTGGTGTACAGCGCGCACTTGTAGGTATTCCCCGGCGGGCAAAGTGCTTGCAATGCTTCGAGCTTCGACTGTGTGGTAAATGCCGCGGCAATGGTCATGTTCTGCCTTTCGTTATTCGTTACAGCGCTGCCGGATGAACTCCAGCAGCTCGTCATCAGTCCGGCTCGTGACATCAGCCGGGAAAAGTGCGATTGATCCGTGTTTGCCCTGCACCGTATGGATCACGGCGCCGGGGTCCGCCGCCCACTCGCGCAGGGAGGCGAGCCAGGCGGCAGTGGTGGGCGGGGTGCCCATGGGGGATTACTGCGCCAGCGATTCGGCGTACTCGACTGCGGCCGGGTCGGCGTCAACTTCGCCGGCGAGCGATGCCGCCAGTTCAGCGTCCATCGTCACCACGTCGTTGCACTTACCGTACGAGCCATCGCGCAGCACGCGGACCTTGACTGTGGTGCTGGACGATTGGGCGGCGGGTGGCTCGGGCGGCGATTCTGGGGTGACAACGTCGACCGGAGCCTCGACTACAGGCTGGTCCTGCTCAGCAACTGGTGGAACTGGTGGCGCCGGCTCAGCGGCTGGCTTTTGATTTTTTGCCATGTCGTATCCTTAGGGGAAAATGGCGGCGAGCCGAGACCCGCCGCCGGCACGCTTACGAGGCGCTATTTTGGTAAAGGCGAACAGCTGCCGTGTCCAAAAGATTGCCGCCCGAACGGGTCCAGCCGCAGAAGCCGACTTGACCATTCAGCGCGAAGGCCGAGTCGTCAAAGCGGCGCATGGTGGTCGAGTTCGACACGTCGCGGATCGTGTACTGCGAGAAGTCGCCGAACGCGATCGACTTGGCATTGGCTGCCATTGCGGCCACGTCGTCGTTGATGATGATCGGCTTACCGAGCAGCAGGTCGGGCGCGCCCTCGGTCACAGCCGGCACCCAGATCGGACGGTTGACGGTATCAGTCAGCTTCGATACAGCAGCGATGCTGGTGTCAGCCATCATCCACTTGGCGTTCGAACGGTAGGCGCGGTTGACCGAGTGCTTGAGGTCGACCAGATCGCCGTAATCGACGGTCAGGGTCTTGCCGGTGGTGCCGGTCTTGCCCACGGTCGAAGCGGTGATCAGGCCGGTTGGCTGACCTGAGCCGGTGCCCGTGGTGTAGTGCAGGTTCTGGATGCGTGCGATGCGGGTTGCCAGGCGATTGACCACGAACGCGACCACGTCGATGGCGCTGTCCTGGATCAGTTCCAGCGGCAGGGCGATCTTCTTAGACGAGTACTTGTAGACCGGCAGGGCGCTGGTCGTGAAGGCGATATCCTGGCCGCTCGATGCGCCATTCTCTGCCGTGATCTCGCCGATCTCACTGGTGCCGTCGCTGCCCGGGAAGTTCATCGCGTGACCGGTTTCGGTGGTCAGGATGGTTGCCGCGTCGCGCATGCCGCCGAATGCCTTCAGGCGTTCGATCACCTTGGCTGCGACTTCGGCCGGCACGGTGTAGCCACCCTCACCCGGGGTCGTGGTGGACATCGCGTTGCGGATCGCGACAGCCTGCTCGGCGCTAACGTTGTTACCGAAGCGCATGTACAGCGCGACGGCAGCCAGGTTGCCGATGCTAACGTCATCTTCCTTCTTGGCTGGCGCGGCTTCGAAAAACTTCTCGGCGTCCTGCTCACGCATCTTCTCGATGTTGGAGATCATCTGACGAGCCGAGGTGATCTCGTTGGTGAAGCCTTCGAACTTGGCTTGGTCCTCGGCCGACCAGACCTGGTCGCCTTTCTCGGCCAGCAGGTGGTTGGCTTGGGTCGAGAAATTTGCAATCTTCTCGCGCAGAGCTTGGATGGTTACCATTTTGATCCTTCAATAAAAAAGGAGCCCGAAGGCTCCTGTGGTTGAGGTGTCCGACCTCGGCGGGCGTCGCGCGAGAAGCGCTACAAAGCTAGGATGAGTGTGAGGCGGTTGCGGTTGGATTGGGTCAGGCACGGGCCGGCCGGCTCGACTTGCGCCGCAGGCTCATCAGCCGAAGCGACGTTTTCGATGGCCGGGGCGGCGACGGGCGCCGGCTCAGCGATGGCTGCTGGCGCGGGATCGGCGGGTGGCGGAGTGATCAGGTTGGCTGGCGCTTTGGCGTACGCTGCGAGGTTCCAGGTCGCCGCATTGTTCAGTGCAGCCTTGGCCGGAGAGTCGGCGACGCGGTCAATGAACCCGTGCTCGAGTGCCTGCGCAGCGGTGAACCACGTTTCATCGTTCATCCACTGCACGACCTGCTCAGTGCTTTGGCCGGTCTTCGTTGTGTAGTCGTTGACGATCGAGCCTTCGACCTGCTCGAGGAGATCCGCCGTTTCACGCATGGCGTTTTTGTCGCCCCACGCCATGCCGCTTGCATTGTGGATCATGAAGAACGCACCATCCGTCATCTCGACCTCGTTGCACGCCAGCGCGATGCTGGTCGCTGCACTGGCGCACAGGCTATCGATGTGGGCGATCTTCTTGCCTTTGAATCGCGCCAGCGCCGCCATGATGGCACGGCCCTCAAACACATCGCCGCCCGGGCTGTTGATGTAGACGTGCAGCACCTCGGCATCGCCAGCAGCCTCGAGGGCATTGATGACGCCCGCGGCGCTCACGCCCCAATACGAGTCGATCACGTCGTAGATGTAGAGCGACGCCTCGGCCGCGTTGCGTGCCACGTTGAGGGGCCGCTTGTCATGCGCCGCGTTGTCGCGGATTAGCTGGAGAATTTTGCTCATTGGGCGGTCGTGCCTTGAGTGGAAGGTGAGTTGGTCGGAGCCTCGGCGCCCGGCTTGGCCGGTGCCCGGTAGAGGATGTCGCCACCATCAACCGGCGGCATACGGTCGCGGCGACGCACTTCGTTGATGGTCATCCAGCCGTCGCCGGCGCCAGGGCCGCCCAGTGCGGCACGGCTGTATTCGGCCTGCGCCTTGATGTCGCCGGCATACAGTGCCTCGCGGTGGAATTCAAGGAAGCGCCCAGTATTGCGCGGGTACAGCTTGCGGTTCAGTTCCTGCTCGATCTTGATCAGCCACGGCTGCAGTGTGTACTGCACGAAGGCGCGGCCGATCGACTCGATGCCGCTACCCCACGAAGTCGATCCGGTCGACTCGTTGATCATGAAGCCCGGCACGCCGAATGCGCGGGCGATGTCGAGTACCTGGAACTTCCTAGCTTCCAGCAGCTGCGCGTCCTCCGCGGATAGGCTCAATTCTTTTGCCGTGACGCCCTCGGTGAGAACCAGCGGGAGGCGGTGGGCGTTCGCGAGCCCGGCGTATTTGTTCGTGAAAGCGGTCTGCAATTGCGTGATCTGCGAGGGGTCCATCTTTGCCGGCGCGTTCAGGACAATCGAGGGATGGGCGCCGTTCTCGAAGAACTTACCGCTGTACTCGTCCATCGCCAAGGCGTTGCCAATGGCGCTACGGGCACCAAATTGGATGACCGACATCGATCGCATGGTCGCATCGTCGAAGCCAAGGCCCGGGAAATGCAGGATGTCCGCAGGGTCAAACCACGTCGAAATGCCGTGAGAAGGCAGATTGACGTAGTAGCGAACCCCTTCGCCAGGCGTGCGAATCGGTGAGACGGAGCCCCACGGCAGCGGCAGGATCTCCCGCAGCGTGCCATTCATGCGCCAACGGAGCAGGCCGAACGCGTCACCGCGCAGCAGTTGCGCCATGCTCGCGCCTTCCCACATGGAGGCGGCGGTGAACTGCGGACTTGGCTGCTCGTTCAGCAGATACCACAGATCACTGCGTGGCAGGCGGGATGGGATTTCGCCACCATCGAGCGCGTACTCGTGGATTGGCATGCTTATGATCGCGCCGGCGATCTTGGATACGCAGGACGCCACCGCCGATACGCGCATGGCACTGGTGGCGCTAACGGCCTGGCCGGATGGGGCGATGCCAAACGCTTCCATCACCTCAGGGCTGTATTGCGTCTGATTCGACAGGCGCGCAGCCTGCCGCTCTGCGCGCCAATTAGTCAAGATGGGCGAGCCCTCAACCGCAGCACGGCGCTGCACGTCGTCCCACGATGTGTTTTTTGTCATTAGAGCTCCACAAACCCTTGCGTGATTTCATTCGACTCAGGCTCGGCAACGCTCGACTTCACGCCAACCGCCATTGCCAGCGCCACCATGCCGTCGATGCGGCCAGTCGCTTTGCCCTTAGTGAACTTCCTTTGTTCCGCCGGGTCGGTGACTACCGTCGCATTCGCCGCGCACATGGTCAGGACCGGGTGATTTCCATGCTTGAGCTTGCGTGCCAGGAGTAGCGATTCGAGCTCGCGCAAGGCCGGCGACATTGACTGGAACCCCTGCCCGAATTCGATGAACCGGTCCATTTCCTCGGGTGTGAAGCCGGCACGCTCCAGCCAAGGCTTCAGGAACCGCATGTTGTAGCGGTCAAATGCAATGGCCCGGACGTTGTAGCGGTCGAATACCTCTCGGAGCCGGGCCGCGACGAATTCGTATTCAATCGAGGCGCCCGGCGTCGTATTCAGAAAACCTTGTTGGTGCCACAGGTCATACGGCACGCGGTCAGCGCGCGCCTTCTCGGCCAATCCGGATTCGGGCAGCCAGAATGTGGACTGCACGCCGAACCCGTCGCCTTGCGCCGCGGTGAGCACCAGCGCCGTCAAGTCCGATACGCTCGACAAATCCAGCCCGCCAAACACCTCGGTGGCAGCGTCAAACTCGTCCGGTTCGGCGCCGTTTTCTTGCCATATTGACCGGGTAATGAACGGGCTGCGCGCCTCCACCCGCTGGTTAAGGATCAGGTTCCGATACCCTGCCTCAGCGCTCGGCATCCGCTTGGCGTCGCTCGCCTGGCGGAACACCTCTTCCTTGTTCATGAACACATCGAAGTGCGGATTCGCTGCCCGAATCGCCTCTTCGCTGAACGGGTCCAGGTCGAGCGGCGCCGTACAGAGCTCCACTTTGATGCGCGGATCTGCGCCGGTCAGCCCATCATCGATCAGCAGGCTCAGCAGATCGGCATCCGTCGGCGCCTGAGTTGAAATCACGATCGACAGCGGCGACTCTTGCGCTGCGCTTGCTGTCTCGAGCGCCTCGTACAGCTCCGACCGCGGCCCCTTGACCTGTCCGAGCTCGTCATGCACCACAAAGACTGGGCTCAAACCATAGGCGGTGGCAGCATCGGCACTCAGCGCGCGATACAACGTGCCCAGCTCCTCGCAATACAGCTGCTTTGCCGTATCGCGGATCCCAACAAACTCGGACAAATCCGGCGACATGCGCACCACTTTCGCCGCCAGGGCAAACAGGATCGATGCCTGATCGCGCGATTGTGCCGCGCTGTAGAGCTGACTATTCGGTTTCGCCTCGGGCCCGCACAGGTGGAGCAGAAGCAGGAACGCAGAGAGTGCCGTTTTGGCATTCTTGCGCGCCATCGACAGGATGAATACGCGAGTTGGCGAATCGTAGATCCGGCATATCCAGCGCTTCTGGTGCTTGGTCAGTTTTACCGGCTGACCTACCAATCTCCCCTCGGGGATTCTGCAGTGATGCTCAATCCACGCGATATTGCGCTCGCCGCGGCTCAGTTGTCGCTTAGCGCGAGCTCCCATGGCTTACGTCCCTTCGATTGATTCTTCAGGCTGCGGCCAACGGTTGTCGGATGCTCGACCGCCTGGCGGGTAATGCGCAGCCTGGTCGCCAGCGACGACGCGGCGCGGCTCTCGCGCTCGGCCATTGCGAGCAGGCGGTCGTAGCGTTTGAGGCCGTCGTCGTCCGCCAGCCAGGCGCGGTCGAAGTTCAGCAACTCGTCAGCCAGAATCCGCGCGTTGACGATGTGCCGGCAGTACATTTCGAGAAGTGGTGAGTGGGTTGGCGAAAAGGCGCTTGCCGGCTGGTCGTTGACCACCTCGAGCCAAACGCCCTGCTCAGCGTCGCTCAGGTGGGCCGGAGCTTTCAGGCGCTGTTCGCCGGTGACGGACGTAACGAGGCCGGCAACTTCGCGGGAAGCTGCCGATTTTTTGCCTCGTTGCGTCATGCCGGCGATGCCTTTTTACTTTTTTTTGTCCACGTTTATGGAAATAGAGG